CAACTATTTCAGGAGCAGGTATGTTGGGATATGGCACAAACCATGCAACAATTAGCGCTCTTGGTAGATCATTAGTTGTCCCTGCAGGAAATTATATTGGTGTATTTTCTGACGGGACATCTGGAGTAGGTAGTATTAGTCTTACTTCAGCATCTGGCGTACTCTTAGCAACAGAAAAAGTAACATTCTATGGCGATATTGCTAAAGTTGTTACAACTGTAAAGAAGCCAACAATTGCTGTAGGTTCTAATGCAGATGCAATTTCTGCTGTAGCATATGATGCTGCTGGCGTAGTTGTAGGAACAGGAACGCTAACAGCAACATCAACAGACTTAACAGTAATTAGCAACTCAGGAACAACTGCTTCTATCTCTAATGGCGAAGCATTATTTTCTTTGGCTGGTGTTAAAACTGGATCAGCAGGTGTAGTAGTAAAGAGTGGCACAGTTTCTGCAGATACAGTAATTGTGCGTGTAGAGGCTGCTGTTGCTTCTATTAAATTGGCTTTTAACAAAGCAAATTATTTAGCAGGAGAGCAAGCCACAATTACTCTTTCACCAGTTGATGCGACAGGTGCAGTATTGTCTGGAAAGGCATATGCTAACTTGCTTGCTTCTGGAGGAATTTCTACAAGTTATTCCTTTGGTGGATCAAGTGACACGATTACTGCAACATCAATTACAACCGATGCAAATGGTGTAAAAATTTATAAAGTTTATATGCCACTATCTGCAGGAGAAGTTACCATCAGCGCAACTGGCGGAACTGATTTGCCAACAGCAGGTCAGGCAAAGGTGTCTGCAACTGTAAAAGTGACCGATTCAGCATCACAAGCACTTGCCGCTGTTGCTGAATTGTCTGTAACCATTGCATCTCTTAAAGCGTTAATTATGACTTTAACCAATCTTGTATTAAAAATTCAGAAAAAAGTTAAGGCTTAATAACTACTTATAAAAAATTGAGGGTAGATTAATTTCTACCCTCTTTTTTATTAAATAAAAATAATATAATTACTAATATAATTATACATAGGAGACCACGAATAAGTTTGATATAATGGAGGTATGTCAAAACTACGCATACTCCTAATATCAACTACCCTGACACTAGGGTTGTCTGGTTGTGGATATGACGGTCATTACAGATATTCATGTCAAGACCCAATAAATTGGGAAAGTGCAGAGTGCAAACCGCCAATTTGTACTGCAAATGGGGCATGTCCAGAAGATTTAGTAGAAAGTAAGGAGACATCAAATGGCTAAAGAAAGATTAACTCCAGCGGAATTAGATGCAAGACTTAAGTTTATTCTAGGAATTACTCTAGGATCTATTTTATTTATTACAGCAACAGGAATTATGTATGCTTTAATATTTGTTGCACAACCAATTACGGGACAATCAGAAAATGACAAAATGTTTTTTAATGTTCTTGGTAGTGTAGCAACCTTTATTACAGGGACACTGGCAGGACTATTAATAGGTCAGTCAGGTGCTAAAGATGTAATGACTGCACAATTAGCAAACAAAGAAATGGATGCTAAAAATATGCAGGCAGATAAAAAATTAGAGGCAGAAATTGATGAAGCAAAAGCACGTAGACTTGCTAAACCAGATGGTGCAATGCCAGAAGAACAGCCAATTGATACTAATTGGGATAAATAAAAATGGCAGACCAAGGAACAGCAGAAAAACTTGTTGAGGTTGCTAAAGCAGAGATAGGAACTGTAGAGGGTCCAAAAGACAACGAAACCAAATACGGTAAATTTACTAAAGCAGATTTTCAACCTTGGTGCGGATCATTTGTTAATTGGTGTGCTAACGAGGCTGGAGTAAAAGTTCCTAATACTGTTTATACTCCAGGTGGGGCAGCGGCATTTAAAAAGGCTGGTCAATGGATTGATACAGATGTTGCAGATCCACAAGCAGGAGATATAGCATATTTTGATTTTCCTTCAGATGGTGTTGATCGTATATCTCATGTTGGAATTGTGATTCAAGATAATGAAGATGGCACGGTTTGGTGCATTGAGGGTAATACCTCTAGCGATGTAAGGGGAAGTCAAAGAAATGGTGGAGAGGTTTGTAAAAAACTTCGTGCTTATAAAAAAAATAAAAAAAATCTTATGGTTTGTATTGTAGGGTTTGGTAGACCCAAGTTTGGCTCTGCCCCTGCTAATACCGCTAAAAAGACTGCTACTAGGCGTAAAACATGCCCAACATGTGGTCAAACCCTTAAATAAGGGTATTTGACTACCTCTAAATCCTCTGATATACTAAGTAAAACGCCTAGGGAGTGCTATGACTTGTATTGCTGTTGTGCGTCATGAGAATAAAATTTATATGGCTGGAGATCGTGGTGCTTCCGATGATGATATTATTTTAAATTTAACTACCCCCAAAATTTGGAAAATTGGACCATATTTAATTGGATATGCTGGTTCTCTTGACGGGGAAAGAATGAGATATAATTTTAATCCTTACGTTCCAGATATAAAAAATTTAGACAAATTTATGCAAACTAAATTTATTAAACAACTTAGAGCATTTTACACTGATTTTTGGGTAGATACAACCAAAGATGCAGATTTAGGTTTAATTATATGCATTAAAGGTCAAATTTATGAGCACAATGCTATGGATATGTCTTTATCTAAATATTCATTAAATTATTTAGCGATGGGTTCTGGCAGTCAATATGCATACGGTTATCTGGCTGCTACAGAAAAATCTAAAGATCCTAGAAAAAGGGTAGTTGGAGCAATAAATGCTGCCATAAAATTTAGTCCTTCATGTGAGGGTATAGTTGACGTAATAAGCGTTTAAGAGTATACTTTATATATAATAAATTTTCATAATGTTATGAAAAATATACAAGAAAAAGAGTGGAGCACAATGAAAAAAATAGCAGTGGGGATAATAGCGTTATTTGGTTTGACACTATTGCAGCCTGTTCATGCACAAACCAATAAATCAATTGCAATTATTGATACAGCAATTGATACTACCTTGCCAGAATTGCAGGGCAAAATTATTTACGAAGTTTGTTTAATGGAAGAACTGCAATGTCCAAATAAAAAATCATTTCAAGAAGGTCCAGGATCAGCAACACTTCCTACCTCAGAAATTAATGTTGGTGGATTTATTCACGGAACAAGAATGGCTCAAGTGGCAGTAAAAGTTAATCCAAATGTCAATATTGTTTTTATAAGGATATTTCCAAAGGGTAGAAATGGAACCGTTGCTCATGCTGCTGCTAATGCCAATAGTACGATAAAGCAAGCACTTGATTGGGTTGCAAAAAATCAATCTAAGTTCAATATAGTGGCAGTATCTGCCGCCCTTGGACATAAAACATTAGATAAAGCAAACTATTGTCAAATGAGGCCTTTATTTGATGCTGAATTGATAAAATCAATTGTAACCTTAAAGTCAATAGGTGTTGCAAGTATTTTTGCAAGTGGCAACAATTACAACAAAGTGCGTATTGATTATCCATCCTGTTTACCAGATGCAATTGGTATTTCATCAATTAGTCCTTGGTCAAATATGACGGAAAACTATGCAAATGATTCTGCAGAGGTTGATTTTTATTCTTTAGGTAGGTATGAATTATCAACAGGAAATGTTTCTGGCACCTCTGCTGCTGCGTCTGCATTTGCTGCTTATTGGGCAAAAAGTTATAGCGGTAATTATCAAACAACTTACGATTATTTAAAATCTATTGCAATGACTCATGATACTAATAAAAAGAATGCAGTTATTGATGTATTAAAATAATAGTATTGCGGATATTGCATAGTGGTAGTGCGTAACCTTGCCAAGGTTAATGTGCGGGTTCGATTCCCGCTATCCGCTCTCTGCCCCCATGGTCTAGTGGTTATGACATCACCCTTTCACGGTGGTAACAGGGGTTCAATTCCCCTTGGGGGTACTGCCTCCTTAACTCAGTGGTAGAGTACCCGCCTTGTAAGCGGGTTGCCGTAGGTTCAAATCCTACAGGAGGCTCAATATATGATATAATGAGATTGTATCTGCTAAAAGGGGATACAAAAAATGAAACTCGCTGAAAAGGAGAACATATAATGGTAAGTTCATTTGCATTGGATCTTTTTAAAGATCCATTTTTTATTGGTTTCAATCGCGAATTGGAACGTTTAAGCACAGTACATAATTTAGCAACTCGTCAGGCATATCCGCCATACGACATAATTAAATTAGATGAAGATACATACAAACTATCTTTAGCCGTTGCTGGATTCTCTAAAGACGATATTAAAGTATCGGTAGATAACGGAACTTTAATTATAAGAGGAGAAATAAACGAAGTATTAGAAGCGAAAGTTGTTCATAAAGGCATTGCTAGTAGAAAATTTACTCGCACTTTTGCACTTGGTGAATATATGGAAGTAACTGATGCAGAAATAAAAGACGGTATGTTATATATAAACATTGATCGCATTATTCCAGAGGATAAAAAACCAAAAGAAATTGCAATCAAAGTTGCAAAAAAGTAATTAACGCTGTATAATAGATAAAAGACCTGAGCATGTCAGTAAACTGCTCATCTTAAAAAAGTAATGTTGTTAAAACAACAGAAAGTAGATGTATAATAGTATTATGAATAGTATTGTACAAGATCACCCAAGCGTAAAGGCTAGAAAGTGGGTTTTAAATGCCAAAGATATCTGTGATAAATGCAGAGTACAGGCACTAGTTAAGGTAAAAGGCGCTTCTGGCGAGTTAACTTTTTGTAGTCATCATTACGATAAAATAATGAATAATCCAGAGTCTTACAAAAAAATGATGGCTTTTATGTTAGAGGTTATTGATGAGCGTGAAAAATTAGTAAGAAAAAAACCAATAGGGGGATTATAATGTATGAGTATTTTGTAAAAGAAGTAAAAAATGTTGTTGATGGAGATACCATTGACGTTATTATTGATTTGGGGTTTGATATTTTATTTTCATCTCGTATTCGTTTGGCTGGTATTGATACGCCAGAGTTAAGAACAACAGATAAAGCAGAAAAGGCTCTTGGGCTTGAAGCCAAAGAATATTTAAAGAAAAATATTAAAGATGCAAAGTCTATAGTTATACGTACAGAAAAAATGAATTCATCTGAAAAGTATGGTCGCATTCTTGGCTGGGTATACGTAAATGGAGAGTCAGAATCTATTAATAATAAAATGATTAAGGACGGCTATGCTTGGGGCTACCTTGGCGAAACCAAGATTAAAGATTTTGAAGTCCTTAAAAAGGCTAGAGCAAAATCTGGTAAATGAAAAACATATTGTATTTTACAGCAGAATGGTGTTAGCCTTGCAGTAACGCGGCTGGATTAAAAACAAGAACTGAGTTGGAGGACTTTATGAAAAATGAAAATGATGAAATAGAACGTCTTATTCTTGCTGGTGGATTGCGAGTTGCTGGTGTGGACGAAGAAGGACAACTTCTTTATGAATTTACTCCCAAAATGCAAAAAATAAACGAAGAACTTTACAAAGATCATTTAAATTTTGTTAACTCTGAGGTCATGAAACTTTGGGAATCTGGATATGTCAACGTTGACTTTTTTGCAGAAGAACCTATAGTAACATTGACCAAAAAGGCCTTCATTCCAGACGAACTTATCAAATTGACTAAACAACAAAAATGGTCCTTAGAAGAGATAAAAAGGGTTCTTAAAATTCCAAAAGTCTGATATAATCTTTGTATGCCATATCGTGTAGGTGCTAAAGGTTCATACGGTTGTTCAGGCTACCCTGCTCTTAAAGTGGGTACTAATGAAGTAATGGGTTGTCACGATACACGAGCACGGGCTGCCGCACAAATTTATGCAATAAATCGTTCTGAAGGTAATATAACAAAATCTGCTCGCGATATTAAAGAAGGAGATTTTGTAATGGGAACAACTACAGAGGGTTTGGTTCACGGTGTAGTAGAACACATAATGAAAGAAGGTGGTATTCTTGGACTACCTGGAACCAGATATTCTTTAAGATCAATGCCACCAGAAAATCCAGCAATGTCTGTTAGAATTTATAAAGAAGAAAATGATATGTGGGAACCAACTGCTTACAGTATTGGTATGATGTATGCAGATGCACAAAAAGTAGATAAAGAAACTCATCGAATGGATGCGGAAGAAACTATGAAATCTTATCATTCTGACAACGAAGAAGAAGATAAATGGGATAATGTGACTAAGGCTTGTTGGGTAGGATATAAACAAGTAGGAATGAAAGAAAGAAATGGAAGAATGGTTCCAAATTGTGTGCCAGTTACAAAGTTAGATAGTATTGATAAAGCAAAAGGTATTTCTGTTGGAGATCATGTTACTTTTGCAGTGCCAAAACCACCAGACAAAACAGAATCTGCACATGGAGTTGTAGAAAGAATAGAACGTTCTGGCAAAATTAAACTTCCAGGAACCAATGAAACTGTTGAAGCATCTTCAGATAATCCAGTTGCAGTTGTAAGAGTTTACGCAACAAATGAAAAAGGCAAAAGATCAAGAACTGATAGACGTGTAGTAAAACCATTTAGTTCCTTAAGAATTAATTCTGAACCAATTGATAATGAAAAAATGTATTTGCCAGAAGAACTGATGGAAAAAGCACCTGAATCAAAATTAAGAGCGCTTGTGGAAGCATATAACAAAGGTAAAGATGGTGATAAAAGAATTAGTGTAGGAACCTTGCAGGCTGTTTATCGTCGTGGTATAGGAGCATACAGAAGCAATCCTTCATCAGTTAGGGGGAGTGTTTCTGGTGCGGAGCAATGGGCCATGGGTAGAGTAAATGCTTTTATGGCTGGTTTGCGTGGCAGATTTCCAAGAAAACCTTTTGATTTAGATTTATTTCCAAAGGGACATCCAAGATCAACTAAAAAATCTGAATGGTCTGGTTCTTTGTTTGACATGAAAACATTTAGAAAATAAAATGTCATCTGGATCATATAAAAGACATGATGGTTTTAATCCAATTCAAATAAAAAATGGTATGGTTGTTCGTCTTGCAAAAAATGGTACAGTTAAAGAAATTTTAGGAAAATACGGAGAGTATAAAAAAAATGTCAAAAATTAAAATTGTACAACCCTCAGATATTCATAAGGCTGAAACATACATGCCAACATCTGGAATGAAGGCTGCAGCACGTCGTGCATTACGTTGGAAAGCAGAGGGTAAAGCAAAAGGTGCTGGAACTCCAATAGGATGGGGACGTGCAACAGATATAGTTGCAGGTAGAGCAATGTCTCTTAGTACTGTTAAAAGAATGTATTCATTTTTTTCTCGTCATGAAGTTGACAAAAAGGGCAAAGACTTCTATAATAATAGTGATCCATCAAATGGTCGCATTATGTGGGATGCGTGGGGTGGAGATGCAGGATTTTCTTGGTCACGTAAAATTGCAGAACGTGAAAAAAATCGTGTAAAAAAGGTTTGGCAGGGTAGCGCTTTTAGTAATTAAGGGGGAAAATTATGGAAGATTTAGGGATTGAAGAATTAAAACAACTAATTCATTTTTACAAACAGAGAACAAATGAGTTAGAGTATGTTAATTTGCAGTGGCAATTAAGGTACAATAAATTGTTACAAAGCAATTCTAAGCCAATTCCCGCAACAAAAATTACAAAAACAAAATCAGAATAGTTAAAAATGAATTTAATTAATGGGGTAATACCTTATTTTATTGCATTTTGTTTATATTCTTTAATGTTGTTTTTATTGACAAAATATAAAACTATAAGCGAAATGCAAAAAAAAATGTATTCAGAAAAAGATGTTTTAATGTTTTTAAAACACCTTACAAACTTTCAAATTGCAATGAGTTCAACAAAATTTGAGTTGGCCAATGATCATGAAAAAAAAAGTTTAAAAGTAATTTTTACAGAAGAAGGTAAGGCTTACTGGGTAGACAATAACATTTTTTATGTATCAAAAATAATTAATGGCCATCCAGATTTTGACAATGCTCAAAAAATAGATACTAATAATATGTCAAAAGAAGAACTTGACAAAATGCTTTTTATATTAGATAATTTAAATAGGAGGAATGACGATGAACGTGGTGGTTCAGGGAACTAGACAGTTTGACGAATATAATATTTTCTTACGTGCCATGGGCGTAGCATTGTCTAATATGAAAGAAAGTGATATTGAGTTTAATGTTTATTCTTTGGGTCCAGTAAAAGTTAACTCTATGGTTTCAGAATTTTGCAATCTTTCAGAGCGTGGTATGAAGGCAAGAGGTAGAAAAATAAAATTTTATAAAGTTCCATTTGAATGGGTAAATGAAAATATTGATTACATGGATTATTTTGTTTTTGTAAGTAAGCCTAAAGAACCAGTATCAAAAATAATTGCTAACGCAGAATTGAAAGGTAAAGAAATTGGAGTATTTAGGTATTAATATGATACAACAAAATCCAAGATTTTTTTGTTATAAAGATGAATACTTTGGCGGAACTGAATATATGGCTAAATATTTTCATCAAAATATAGCCCCATATGTTCCAAGACTTAAAGAATACAATTGTTTAATTTTGCCAGGTCAAACAGACAAGCCTTATTTTGAGTTAATATATGAACCAAAACAAATTATTATTTGGCTTCACAATCTTGTTGATCAATTTGGTTTTCAACTATATCATATGTTCACTGATAAAAGGTTTTTAGATAAGGTTAAATATATAATTACAGTTTCTAAATATCATAAACAAGATGTAATAAAAAAAACTGGCATAGATCCAAATAAAGTTATTGTAATTTATAATGCAATTTCAGAGATTGAAAACGATATTAACAGGTTTGATAATGTAAAAATTCCAGAACTAATATATACGTCATCTCCAGGCAGAGGTCTTGAGATTGGTCTACATGCTTTATCTAAATTAGAAATTGATTTTAGATTAAATATTTTTAATGAAATAATTCCAGATACAGTAAAAATTGATCATACTAATAAAAAAATATTGCAGGATCCAAGATTTTTCTTTTATGGGAAAACTCCACACAAAACAGTTTTAGATCACATGTCACGCTCTCATATTTTTATGCATACAAGCAATTGGCACGAAACTTTTTGTCTTTCTCTTGTAGAAAGTTTAGCAGCAAATTGTTTGTCTGTTTATAGTAATTTTGGTTCTTTAAAAGAAATTGGCAGTAATTATGGAATAATGTATGACATAGAAGGAAAAACAAATGAAGAACATGTAGAAATTTTTACACAAAAAATTATTACTGCTATAGAAATGATTAAACAAAAACAATTTAATCCAAAAGATCAAGCAAAAATTATAAGCAATAAATTTTCTTGGGATGTATTTACAAATAATTGGATTAAATTTTATGAGGAAAAAATATAAATGATAGTAAATAAACTTGAAACAATGGAAAAAATAATTTCTAAAAATAAAAATCTTTGCTGGATAGGATGGGACGTTGCTGATCGTCGTCGCACAGAGGCTGGCAGAACCGCAATCAACGGTGTTAGAGTTAATGGTCAATGGTACGTCCAGACCATTTATAAACTTACTAACAGCGGATGGGGCATACCCAATAAATATAGGATATAAACATGAAGAAGCATCTTTGGAAAGATAACGCTTTATGTTTAAATTCAGACACAAATATTTATTTTGATATTTATGAAGAAAAACCAGAGACTAGAGAATTTGTAGATTCTTTATGTAGAGCCTGTCCAGTTGCAAGAACTTGTTTTGCTAATGGTGTGTCTGGAAAAGAATGGGGAGTTTGGGGCGGTGTTTATTTACAAGACGGTGAAATATCTAAAGAGTTTAATAATCATAAGACTAAAAAAGATTGGTCTTACATTTGGCAGGCCTTAACAACGGAATAAAATGTATACACAAAATATGCGTAAAGCGTTTCATAATATACCATCTCCAAGTAATTTTAAAATATCTATTATTGACAACGAGCACTTTCTTACGATAAAATTAGATGAGAAAGCATTTTTACCGCTAACACATGACCAAAAAATAGAAGCAGTAAAATATGTAATTCTTGTTAAAAAGGCTTTAGAAATGGAGGGAGCCATCGTAATGGTAACACGAGAGCGATTAAAGTAATGCGGGTAGTTCGTGAAAGTAGGGTACAATAGTATCATGGAAACATTATTGGCTATATTAACTTTAATGACATTTTCTTTTTCTATAGCATATATATTGGCAATGTCTAAAGTAAATAAAATAACAAATTCTTTTACTGAAGTCTTGATGTCTAAAGTTGAACTACAAAAAGCATATGAAAATTATGCAAACATTAAAAACTTAAACATTGATCAAGATATTCATACTCAAAATTTTATTAAATTTCTTTCTGATTCTCGTGATTGGGCTTTTGAATACATAGAAAGTGTTCAAGATGGAATAAAAAAATTTATGAATGAAGTAGAACCTCAAATTAAAAATTATAATCAATCTGAAGAGAAAGAAAATTTTTTAACTCAATTTACAATTAAAAAATTATCCAAAGAAATTGCAGAACTTAAAAAATTTTTACCAGAGGAAACTCTTGATAGACGCTAGAGGAATTCCAACTTGCACCTGTCCTAATTGTGGAAATATTTTATTTAGAGCATTAGTTTCATTTGATCCAGAGACTTATACAATAGGAATGTATCATTTAGATATAGAGTGTAACAATTGTGGAACTTTTGCTACCGCTCCAACTCCAATAGATAATCCTATTAAATAAAAATAAATTATGAAACAAATAATACTATCACTTATTACAGGTTTTGGATGTGGTGTTATTTTTGCTGCATTCAAATTGCCAGTTCCAGCCTCGCCAATGTTTGCTGGTCTGGCTATGCTATACTGGTTAGAGTCACATCCTAGGAGGATAAAATGACACAAAAAGAACTTAAGGCAATGCTTGCATCATATGCACGTTCAGTAGTTGGTGCAGCATCAGCACTTTACGTTGCAGGCGTAACAGATCCAAAAGATTTGTGGGCAGCGCTAATTGGAGCAATTATTCCAGTTGCAGCACGTGCAATTAATCCAAACGATCCAGCATTTGGTCGTTTACCAACAGCAAAAGTTGTTGAAGAGGCTTTAAGTAAAGCCAAGGGAAAGAAAAAGACTGCAAAGTAATAAACAGTCTCAGTAAAAATAAGCGGGCTTAGAAATAGGCCCGCTTTTTACATTAATGATTCAAATAAATTTAAATATTTATCTTTAAGAACTTCTACAGAAAATGTACTGTTGGCAATTTCAAAAGCCTGATTTTTCATTTTTAACTGTTTTTTTCTAGTCATTCTCATGTAATTATCTACAAGTTCTGCTAAATGTTTTGGGTTTGCAGAGTAAACATCAATTATAGATTTTGCTTTAAACTGACCTGTTTGAGTTGCAGGAACAAGCCAACGCTCTGGTAAAATTTTATTATTTGGTGATAGGTCTGTCATAAAAACAGGCATTGCACTCATCAAGGCTTCATTCATTGGTAAACATAGTCCAGCATACCTTCTTGGCAATATCATTCCGTCAAAACCAAAATATAAATTTTCTCTATTTTTTATATTTTGTTTTAATAAAACAACCCTGGAATCAAGCACTTCATTTTCAAATTCTGTTTGTGAGGTTACAACCAATTCGTAATCTTCTTTAGAATATTTTAACATTTCAAATACAGTATTTGTTCCATTTCTATCTCTTGCCGCTTGTTTTCCACCAACATGTAAAAGCCTACTATGAAATCTTGACAGGTTTTCATCTCTTGGTATTTTAAAAAGATCAACACTTGTAGGGGGTGGTAAATGAATAATTTTAACCTCATCTCCAAACATTTTTATCATTGTTTCTATTTGCCAGACACTTGGGGCAACAAAAACATCTGGCAGAGACTCTTCTTTGTTTTGAACATTTACCAAAAATTCATAATTATATTGAAGCACTGTTTTTATTTTTAAGTTTCTAGCCATGTCAACGAACATAGAAGAATAAAATGTCTCACAAGAAAAAACAATATCTAAGCCATCAAGAAATTGTTTTATTTCTCCACGCTTTGGAAATCCAAAATTAGTCATTATAATATCGTGTCCCTGATACCATTCTGGATGTTGTTTATTTTTATTAAATTTAGTAGAGTCAATTAAAAGAATTTTATTAGGATTAAGCATGTTTACTAGTTCCCTAGTTTGATTACCAAGACCAGTATTGTCTGATCTGGCTATTATTCCAAGTCTCATTCTTTGTAACCCCAGGCTTGATCATCTTTGGTAAATTTACGGGTGCCTTTGCGACCATCCAAATGATAAGATCTTTTAATATCTCCTTCTGGATGATATATCCAGAGTTTATGTTTTTCCCAGCCTTCTTTACTAAACACGTTATACGGCTGAATATCATCTTGAACAACTCCATGAAAAGTATCTTCTATAAAAAATTTATCTTTGCAAGATGGAAGCACTATTTCTTTATAATATTTTTTTATACTTAGGTGTGGTCTTTGACTCCATTGAGAGGTCATTATAAAATCATCTTCTAAACCAAACATAAGATGTTGATGAGACTTAGGAATTTTTGATTCAAAGTGAAAACGAATGGTATTAGCCTTTTTATGCTCAAGCATATTTAAACATTTTTGCCAATCAATTGGATTGTCTGGAGTTAATGGTGCGTCTCCCTCTACATAAAGTAAAAGAGATGTTTTAATTTCATTAATTGTTTCACGCATCATGTTGGTTTGATGACTATGTTCTTCAAAAACAAAAGGCAAAATATTTTTATATTCATGTAAGCATTTCCAAAGTATGCGATTTTTATATTCATCGTAATCTTTTTTACGATTTATTTGTTCTTCTCTTAGCCCATCTATTTGCATAATAATTTCATTATCTGGAAAATGAATACGGATATCATGAATAGTTTGTTCTATCATTGTAGTGCTAGGATGTTCTGGAATCACAGATGTAGCCATTACAATTGTTATGTCTTTAATTTGCATAGTAATGATCCATAATTTTGTTAGCAAAATCTCTTTTATATTTAAGCCACCAAGCCACAGCCCTATGTAGATTAGCAGGATAATTATTCATAATGTTTATCATAATTGTAGGCAATTGTTCCCAGTCATCAGTTAATTCTATTGGTATTGTTTTTTTATACACATAATCATAATAGTTTGTTTCTCTACCCTGAGCATCTTTGCGATCTCCTATAGGTAATGTAAGCATTTCTATAGCCTCAAAAAATCTAAAGGAATCTATCACCACTGCTCCAGAGGGGGCAGGAGCAACTCTGGCAGAGGCTAATTTTCTGTAGTACTCCTGTGGTGAGTCACCTTGTGCAAACCCTTCTGTAGGGCAATATAAAGCGTTTTTTACGGTAGACATTGCCTTGGCTAGTTCTTGTCTGCGTTGATGTGTTATTTGACCACCAAAATATATGTCGTATTGTTTAATAGGATAATCAGGCAAGTTGTTTTTTAAATGCTGTGGAACACCTATAAAAAATTTGTTATATTTTTCGTGTTTTTGATGCGGGTATTGAATCCAAATACTTATATTAGGATGTTTAATAGCATCAACATTAAACAAAGCACACTCATCTCCAGTTATAAACAACACTGCTCTTTGAAGGTTTGATAATTGTTGATTTATTAATTCTTCTTTTCCTGCATTTCCTTGGCCAGGAATTACAACAAAGCCACGATTATCTTTAGGTATATTATTTACAACAACCTGATGAACTTTATTTCTTTCAAAAGATTCTTTTAATAAACCATAATCCCATTTGCCATCAGCAGCATCAAGAGGATCTAATGAAAATATATATGCTTTAGGCTGATTCATAAAACAAGTGTACTTCATGTTGATAATCAAGCAGTGTTTCTTTATATCCCAGCCCCCACAGCCAGAATCTTAAATCATATAAGTATTCATTCCACTGTTGCATCATGAACTCTGGATGACCAGATAGCCATATCTTTGGCTTAAACTGCCTTAAAACGGCTTCTGCACCCCTTAATACATGTCCCTCACTACCTTCTACATCTAAAGAAATTGCAGTAGGTGGCTTAATATTATATTCATAAACGCAGGAATCTATTTTTACTTGACCATAACTATTACCCTCTAAATATAATTCTTTAAAACCATGCGCTGCTTCAATTTCATTATTAACTTCTGGCGGCCATTCATTTTTATAAACTCTTGTTAAATTATTATCCTGATTGGAAGCGAATCCAGGAATACAAACTAATGGTTTGTTAAGATTATTACTTTCCCATATAAGAGGATAATGTGACCAAACTTTTGGATTAGGCTCAAACACCACAACTTCTGCTCCCCAAATTTGACACAGAGCAACCATCTCTCCTTCTTCTCCGCCAATATAATAAATTACATCATTGGGTCCAAGGTTTTTGTGCATTGATCGTAATCTATTTTTTTCCCAACCTTTTTCTGTATACCATTCAGGCCTGTCAGCACGATGCTTAGGCAATACAATCTCAAACTCATTATTTAATTTAGTTTTAATCATTTCTGTCATTTAATATTTAGGGTTTCTAATATGGTGGACCATCTATGAATATAAGTATGTTCTTTTTTAGTTCGCTCATGACCAGCCAATCTTATTTTTTCCCTGGTTAATCCATCTGATATATAATAATTTATTTTTTCTTTAAGATCTTCAAGATTGCCATGTTCATAAAATATAATTTCTTTACCGTCTTCAAAATAGTTTTCAAGACCTTTAATGCGAGGGTAGATTGTAAATCCACCACGACCAGTACTTTCAAATAATCTATCACTTGTGTAGTATGGATAGTTAAAGTTTATATTTAGGCTGTCTCCTATGGCTACCTTGCTTTTTGCGTACATACGATTAAGTGCATCACCACGAACTGTTCCAGTGTCTCCATCTCCACCAACATGTAAAAATCTTTTACCATATTTTTCTTTTAAAAAATCTATTAGTTCTGGACGATACTTATGTTCAT